ATCAAATTCCACTTTATAACAGTTAGGTGTTAATGTGTATCGCAAAATATTTGGTTTCATTCTATACTATTTTCTTTTCTTTCTTGTTTTTTTCTTTCCTCCGTGCACCAATTCTACCGTAACCTGTGGCACTTCATCAGGCTTTATATCACCACTAAATGGGTTGTCATCTTCAAATTTCAAACTTTCTTCCTTTAATCCCCATTTCTTTTCTTTGACGTACTGCTCCGCTTCGTATTTCACAGCCTCAACGGCAAGAGATAATTCGGATAAATACGGATAATATTCATCGTCTGTGGTATTAATCTTTGGCGATGAAAGACGTATAACATCGCCTCTGTCTAATATCCTCGTGCCTCCCAACGACACGTTATTATCGTCAATGCAGATACTTTCTACATTGATACGTGTAAATACACTATCTACTTCTATATCTCTTTGCGCCTGCAATTCAATAAGAGTGTATTTGCTTTCTTTCTGTTCGGTTAAATGTACCAAGTGTGGTACTAATTCCTTTACCGCCTCTTTTAAATCTCTGTGGACGATATTTGCACCTATCATATTAATAGTATCGCCATCGCCATTTGAATACACCACGTTTAGTGTATTCGTTTTTGCTAGTTGAATCTTTTTTATATTCATCTTTTATATTTTATATTGTTCGTAAAATTCCTCAAAATACCTATCATCGGGTATAGGTAGCGTTATCCCTAACTCACTCGCTGCGTCTGCCTGTATTTTCGTCATAAACTCCGACATTTCAACAGTAGACAACATAGACGATGTTCTGTATATCTTTTCTTCCTTGTTATTCACGCACACAACACGTGAAAGGAATTTCTTGCAATAATACATATAAACATCGTCCTTACTTGTTCCTGTATTTTTTTCGATACAAGCAAACCACGCCCACATCAAAGCGTTTTGATTTATGGTGCGCTTTTCTCTCGTTCTCTTTACTGTTATCGTATAACTACCATTAGAAAGAGTAGAGAATAGGTAGGCGAGTTTCGCACTTAACGACACTCGACCACCTTCTTTTTTCATATAAATAGTTTTCATCTAAAACGGCAAATCATCATCAGTTGGTGGCGGGAAAGGTGCGCCTTGCTGTTGGTAATTATTTACTTGTGTTGGTTGAGCTGCTTGTGTTGGTTGAGATTGCATCGGCTGCGCTTGTGCCTGTACAGGTTGTTGCGTGCTTTGTTTTTGATTAAAGACGTACAAATCTTCTGCAATTATTTCTGCCGAAATTCTCTCCACGCCTTGTTTATCGGTGTACTTGTTGTAGGTAAGCATACCATCTACCGCTATACGCATTCCTTTCTTTACATACTGACCTGCGTATTGTGCATTTGCACGCCATACACACACGCTATGCCACTGCGTTACTTCGGGTACGTCCGTACCGTCTTTCTTTTTGTAGCCTCCTGTACTCGTTGCGAGGCTAATTCTTGCATACCACAACCCCTGCTGTGTCTGTCTCGCTTCTACGTCCTTGCCAACAGTACCAATGAGGCTAACTCTATTCTTGCATCTTGCCATCTTTATAATACTTTTATCGTTATACTACCTTTAGTCGGTGTAACCTTTACGCATTCCGCATATACATCGGGGTACTCTTTCTTTAGTTTTGCCGTGTCTAAACTCTCCCTCGTACCGTCTAATTTCCTTGTTATCGTCAGACGTTCGCTGCTCCACTTTTTAACGTTGTGTTCTACCATTAATGCCATTAAACCTGCTTTCATTTCCTTTTGCATTGCGTCTAATGTCTTTATATCCATTTCCAACTTTATAATCTTGTTTTCAATGTCTTTAAGGTTTACAGGCAAAGCCTCTTCTATAGGTTCTATTTCTGTGCTTTTTACGCTTTCTTCTTTCGTTTCAGTACCAAAATATTTAACCCTATACGGCATACTATCTTCTTTTGCAAGATACGCCTTTATTATTTTCTTACAAGCTGCCGTTGGTACTCTCTTTAACGGCATAAGCTCCGCCTTGCCGTATTTCTCTTTAGGTAGCCATATAACATACAGCTTGCCTGCTTTCTTTCCTTTATTACAAAGTTCAAAGAGATAAGCATAAATAGATAATTGTAACGTTACGTTATCTACGTGTATCTTGCTTGTCGTTTTAATATCTGCTAACGGATAACAACCGTCCTCACCTTTAGAAAAGACAACATCAATACTTGACGCAATATCTTTTCCATCATCTACTAAATACTCGTTAGCCTCCGTTGTAAGGCTATTTTCATTCTTTAGTCTTATGTATTCCTGTACTTCGGGCAAATCATCGCCCAAACCGCAAGTATCGTACAATTCGCACTTGCTATGAATTAAGCTGCCGTGTGCCGCTGCTTTCATTAACACAGATTCGGGAATATCTGTATACGTATCAGGAAATAACCATTTAACAATAGCTGTAACACCGCCTAACTTTTTACCATTAAGTGTGTACGTATGCTCCGTTTCGTTGAATATTACGGAGCTTTCTTTTAAATCTACGCTTTTCATTATTTTGTTTATTTAAAAGTTTTTGTTTGCTCTTGACAAGCAGCAATAAATTCTTTATCGTTTTTAAAATCTTTGTATTGGTTATAAATTTCCTCCAGCTCTTTACGGCTTTTCGTTCGCTTGACTTGGTCGATAGCCTCCATCTTGTAATCTATCGCTGCCTTTGGCGTACCGTACGTATAGCGCACCTTTCCTTTGTCATCTTTTACAGACAGATAAGATACCCTACGAGCCTCATCGTATTCAATAGCATCAACACTAAAGCGTGTTTTTGGCTGCTGCTTGCCATTGTAAGCTGTGCGCCATTCGTCAGCATTCAACGATACCCACACAAAAGGACACGTGTACAATTCACGTCCTATGCCCCAATTAAAGCACGCACGCTTAAAAGCATCGGACGCCTGTCCTTTCTCTTTTTCAGTGTTGCTTTCCGTGCCGACATCTTGTTTTGACACCCATTCGCCATTATCTGTACGTATGCTTACCGTACAGAATAGGTTACTATTTACCACTTCGTGGCTGCGTTTCCAATTCTCCGCCCCCACTACTTCATCGAGTAGCTGCATATCTACTCGGGCGTTCTTGTACATTAGTAAAGATACGCCTTTACCATCACTGACAGTACCTACACGGCACTCTATTTCGTCAGCTTTTAATGTCCTAAAATTAAAATTATTGTCTTTCATATCTAAAAATTAAAAATTCGTGAGTACGGGGGTATCGAACCCCCTAAACAATCACTTGCTCGCAACCTTGCTGTACTCTCCTAAAAAAGAACCTAAATACATTTAAATATTTCTTTTTGCCTCGTTTCGCAACGAAACAAAAAAGTAACACAAATAATAATATTGATAAAAAGAGTATGTTATCCTTTCCTGCAACTCTTTACCAGTAGGGCTGCAATAGTCATTGCTACTAATCCTACACAGGGGTGCTGCTCCGCTATAAGCACTCCACAAAGGAAGACAACAACGGCAACGTTATATAAAACAACATTATAATTCGTTACATCTTCCTCTATCATTTTAGAGTACATTTCATTTTTGCACCCTAACCAACTAACGACCTTGTTTCTTATATTTCCCATAATCATTCTGCTTTTGCGTGCCTCAACACGTCAGCTGCATTTATCAGCCATTTACCGTGCTGGCACTCTTTGTTACCTTTCTCGGCTCGTATCTTTCCAGCTGTAATGAGCCTCTCTAAACGAGTACGCCCACCAACTATTTTTTCGCTGAAACGAAAACCGAAAAACTTATTATTCATTACTCGCATTATAGCGAGTAATTTTTCCTCGCTATTCATCATATTATCTTATACGTGTTACATCAACGTGTAAACCACGTGGAATAACAGAAAAAACGACCTTTTCTCTTCTCATTTGCGTGGCAATTTGGTACGCAGTAACACGTACAGACCCCATTCTCTCTATAGGGTATCTCTCTACATCGCCCACTTTCATTTTCTTTAAAGTAGATGAAATAGGCTTTTTCTTTTCCCCGTATATGTATTTTTTCTCTTTCATATTTTCTTTATTTTTTTATTTTACCATCTTTTCTGTATTCTTCTGAAAAGATTTACAGACGCCTCAACATCTTCCTTTATGCTGATAACTCGCTGACATTCGCACTCCCACCACTTGCGATATTGTTCTGACATATTGCGAGCTTCTCGCAATTCTCTCTCCAGTTTGTCAATGCTGGCTCTTAGTGCTGCATTTTCTACTTCTAAATCGTCAAATTTTCTTTTTTCTTCTGTATCCATATTTTTTCTTTTTATTTTGTTTATTATTAATTGTGGCTGGTTAATGTACTACCATTTGTTTGTGTTACTATTCTTCGCACTATGCTGTCGAATTCAACGACACCAGCCTATATTCTTCCTAACTTTTATTACTTTCTTCCTCGCTGCTTGCTTCGACCTAACATTGCGTAGGCTGCTTGCTTCTGCGATTGACCTCTGCATCGTTGCTATGTGGTTTTTATCCTGCAACTTACAGCCCCATCAGGCTGGAGAACCGACACAAGTAAGTGTGCCTCTTGTGGCAAAGGTGGATTCGAACCACACATCGAGCCTATAACTCTTTTGCCTTTGCAACCTCTTTCAGTCATTTTTATTAATGTGAGATGGCTCAAAGGGTTCGCGACCGAAAATCTGTACTCACCTCGCGTTGTGGGTGTTGTGAACTTGAACCACGTGTCAGCCTAAAAACTGAACACCCATGTAATTTAAGTGGCAAAAATTTTATTCTTAATATATTTATTTATATCTTTGTTTCAAAATTACAGCACAAAGGTAAAGTAAAGTTTTGAATAAAACAAATAAACATTTGTTTTTTAACTTTACTTAACTTTAAAAATAAAATGAATATAAGAAAATGACGGGAAACGAATTAAAGAACATTTTAGCGAATAGTGGCTTTCAGCAAAAGGATATCGCAGAAAAATTGCAAATGTCCCAGCAGAATTTCGCAGCCTCTTTAAAAGTTAGAGATATAAAAAGTGGTTTTTTAGAACAAATTTGCGACAGCCTTAATGTTACAATGGATTTTTTCTATCGTGGGACGAAGTATTCACCAACCGTAAGTATTACAGCCTCGGGCGACCAGTCTATCGCCACAAATAGTGGTGATATTACCTACAATGGGCAAACAGGTAACAACGACCGCATAGGCGTTCAAAACAACTACGGTTGCAAAGACAAAAAAGACAACGTTACTACCTTAACAGATACCGTTGCCACCTTAACAAAAGAGCTTGAAACATCGCAACAGCAAAAGAGCCATTTAATAGACGTTGTTTCGACATCGCAACAGCAAATATTACAAATGACAAAGATAATTGATAGACTAACAACAAAATGAAAGGTAGCGAAATAAGACAAATATTGCAACAGCACCGTGTAAACTTTGCTTGGTTAGCCGAACAGCTAAGCATAACGCCACAGAGCCTCAACTCACGACTTAATGCCGAAAATTTCAAAGACGCTTATTTGAAAGAAATAACGACCGTTTTAAAAAAGGATATTTTCGGACTAAACACAAAAGAAACAAAACAACCCATTTTAAATATAGCCGTCCTTAATGACCTATCAAAAGAACTAAGCGAAAGTAACTACCCCGTAATAGAATACGTATCTATACCAGCTTTTGCTGGCTGTATTGGTATTCCATATTACGGCAAAGACGCACTACCAAAATACGACAGTGGAGACGTTATATTCGTACAGCCGACAGAGGAAGAAATAACAGCAGGTTCGCTTTATTTCATCATAACATCTAAATTTCGCTTCATTCGTTACGCCTTTCCAACTGGCGATGCAGACAAATATTCATTAGTTCCCATCAACACTTTTACAGACCATAAAGAAAGAAAGATATACCGTGATTTGACGATAAAAAAAGCAGAAATCATTCGCGCCTACAAAGTCGTTGGGGCGATAACTCGTTTTTCGACGTAAGTATTTCGCATTACATAGTAACCCCCATTTTTTTACTTAGAATATAAAATTATTAGACTATGAGATTTTTTGAGAATTTAGGAAAGGGATTAATTCGTTCAGCCGTCAATCAGGTAGGCAGGGACGGTGGGAGAGTTGTAAGTAATCAACTGTACGGTGATGCCCACTCAACGCCTCATCGTATCGTGAACAACAATGCTAAACCTGTCATTGATGGCGACGATTACGTGGCACAATATGCCAAAGAACAAACTATGACAGGCATAATTCTCCGTATAATAGTTGCATTTGTATTTAATGTTTTTGGGGGTATAGCCTTACTTATATATGGATTGAAAAAGAAGTCGAAAGCTGCCTTTGTCAGTATATATAGATACGAACAAGTGCCTATTTATAGGAAAGATAACAGATACAAAATGGGTGTCAGATATACGGGCGATATGACCGTAAAAAAGAAATACTACTCCGAAGCCGACGAAAATACAGCAGAGAGAAACAAGCGAATAGCTAACATTTATATATATAGCAGCATTGTTATATTGGCTATATATATAATAATGGCTGTAGTAATGGAATTACAAAAATAAACATATTATGAATACAAAGAAAATTTTAGGCTTGCTCATAGCCTCAACGCTATTATCATCATGCGCAACTACCGTTACCGTTCCAGGCTTCGAGCATACCGTATTTGTCGATTACTCACAATTTCGTGCCAATGGAATTGAGGTTACCGATGGGGAAGTACCCACTGGGTGTACGTCAATAGGTCAGATATCAGAAATTATACGCTTCTCACGTACCTATATGACAGAAAAGCAACCTACCAATTCTAACGATGATGTAATTATTCCAATGAGCAAGACAAGAATAAAAGGAGACTTCAATGGCGATATGGCTACTCTTTCATACAAAATAGCTTGTATTACGAAAGAAAAAGGAGGTAAAGGTATTGCAAAGATAAATGTAAATGTAGTTAATGCAGATACGCACCCTGTTTACTGCGTTACAGGTATAATTTACAAGTAACTTAAAAAAACGAATATTTTTACTATTCACCAAACAGTATAACACATTATCTAACAGTAATTTATTACGTTTTCTTCGTATATTCTTCTAAGCTGTGGGTCTTGGGTTC